TTTTATCGCTCTGATGGCTGAATATTCCTCTGCTCGGTGCTGTCAACGAACCGGGCCACACGATCCAGATTGATAGCCATATTCTGCAAGGTGACTTCCATGCGGGTCATGCGATCCCGCACATCACCATTCTGGGTTTCCAGCCGTTCAATGCGGGTTTCAAGCTTGGTGATATCGATCTTGCTCTGATCAACGCCGCCCTTCACCGCGTAATAGCTGCCGGTAATGCCGACCACGACAACCCCTATTGTGATGACGTTGCCGATAGTCATTTTCATATCGATGTTCATCCCCATCACCTGACGGTCGCCCATGGGATTGTCCTCCATCACCAGCCGCCCCTATTACTTCTTGTCGTGAATAGCGCACTCGTCTTTCGACCAGACGCCGCCTGCACAACCGCGCACTATGGTGCGGTCGATCTTTCGTTGATCCGCCTCGGTTGCCCCGCGAGCGCCCAGCAGATCAGTTCCGAGAACATTACGGACGCCGTTCACATTTGCCGGTCCCGAATGTCCACACCCCGCCAGCGTCAATGCACTCATCATAAGAGCGAGCAGCGTCCAGAGCTTTGCCTGTGGCTTCATTGTTCTGTCTTTCCACTTCGGTTTTGACGCCGGATGAGCCGTCCCGGTGTCCGACCAGATAACCCCCGCCGAATATGACGACAGCGACGATAAGGAGGGCCAAGACCGATTTCAGCCAATTGGGGGCGAAAGCCCAGAGCGCCATCATGCCTCTTTCCTCACCCTCTGGATAAAGAAGTACAGACCGATACCCACAAGCGCGACCATTGCCACGGCAAGCGCCCACTGCATCGGGCCGGAGCCATCGGCCATAGCGCCAACGCCGGTAATAAGCCCGCCGAGCGGCCCCCATGCTTCGGGCTTCTTCAGCACCTCTTTTAAGGAAGTATCGGACTGCACGGCCTTGCCTGTCGGAACCTGCGGCACCGGTGAAGGTACGGGAGCACTATCGCGAGAGAACGCCAGAGCGCGAGACCGAACCCGCGAAACACGCGAAGTCCAGCCCTTGCCGAACGTCTTGAACGTGCCAAGCGTTTTCAGCCATGCCAGACGAGCGTCACATAGACCGTTGATGATCTTGTCAGCCGCCATCTTGCGAACGGCTGCGAGCGTCTTCGCACCGATAATACCATCCTGATCGACACCGACGACCTTTTGCAGCATCTTCACCGCACGAGCCGGGCCGGAATTGATAGCGAAGTCGAACACGGCATAATCGATACCGGCAGGCAGATCATCCCCGGAAACCTTGTTCCAGTAGTTCTCCCGATAGATATCCGTCGCCTTGGCTTTGGTCAGCGCCTTCACTTCGGCTTTCGATACCTTCCGCCCCTCCCATGCCGACAGTGTGGCGAGCGTGATACCAAGATTGGTTGCACCGCCCGGATCGGCCTTTAGATCGACATAACCGCCCTCTTCCGAGAAGACATGCGGCATCGCTTTGGCAAAGGTTCCCTTGGCCATTGGTGATTTCCTTTCGGCAAAGAAAAAACCGCCTCAAAGGGCGGTGTGGTCAGTCAGATTGTGGGGAGGGCTATTCAACCGGCCATTCAAATGTCGGCAATTCTGCCAGAAACGCACCTACGTCTGGCTGCTCGCGCTCGCCGCTCTGCACCTTATCCAGTTCAGCCATCGCATAGGTCCAGACCTGATCACGCCATCCGACAAAGGTTTGAGCCTCTGCTGCCCATTCCGGCACTGTCGAATTGACGTAACTGGCGAGTGAGTTGCCGTCGTCGTACTGCTTCTCCTGAGCTTTACCATCGATCAGTGACTGAATGGCTTTGCGGTAGGTCTCTACCGCTGCGGCCAAGGCGGCTGCTTGCTTCATCTCAGGCGTGATCATGAGGGCTTTATTCAGCGGCATGGTCGGTTTCCTCTTCGGCAACATGGCGACTTTCTGGCAGTGTGATCGGGCCATCCTGAGAGACGATCATCGGTACTGGAAATGCGACTGACTGTGGCGGCTCAGGATTGGTGTACGGCATTCGGACTGTGATATGGATCACTCCATCAATGCGCTGTACGCCGCCAATTACAAACTCATGATCAATAGCTTCAGCGGGGTATTCGCCACCTTCCGGCAAATCTGAAAAATCTAATGCGTCACCGTTGATTGTTAGAGTTTCACCAGACTTAACAAGTGTTAATTCATCATCGCTGTATTGTGGCGAAAAAGAAATACGCATTAGAACCACCTTCCCTTAGCCGTCACGTTAACCGTGGCTACGTCGCCAGATGCAAATGAATCAGTGGCCGATTCTTCTTTGTACAGACGAATACTCGCGGCTGTGGCGTTCTTGGTTAACACAATCGGCCCTTTTGACCGAAACGAACCTAAATCGCTCGACTGACCAGCAAAATAATTCCCGGTGCAAAGAACCGCAGGGGGTGAACTAAACCCAGATGGATATGTCCAACTAGCTTGTAAGGTCGATCCATTCAAATAGCTTAGACTAAGATCAGATACGTTACACTCCATTGTTCCATCAGCTGACCTTACGAATTCACCATTCGTATTGCTACCTCGCTGGAAAATGCCACCCGTAGGGACACCGGATGATTGGGATACCGTCCCAATAATATTAGCTGCTGTGTAGTCCCGGAACCAAGTCACCCACGCTCCTTGTACGTTAATTCTGGAAGACCAATTTGCCGGGGCACTATGAGAGCCCGCCCACTGACGTGCTTGATTATTACTAAAAGCCAAGTGGAAAATAATGCCAGTGTTAGGGAAAGGCGTATTTAATGTGTTGTTGTCATACCTGTACCAACCGCTTTCAGTGATCGCGTTGCAATCAGTCACGAAATTCGGGGGATTTACCCGTAATCGCGCAGGCAGTTGCAAATTCGGGATTTCACCCAAGGCAGCATAAAATGCGGCATCGTTTGCAGCACCGAGCAATTCTCTGGAGTTGGCAGTCAAATCAAAAGTGTCAGCCGTTCCTGCGCCGGTGAACATGATACCCTTGTTGGCGGCACTCACAAGACCAGCGAGAGCTTCGAGATTGCCGCTTGCCAGCTTCTCAATCAGATCACGAGCTGCGCCTTGGTACCGGCTGCCATCTGGCTGGAAGCGAATGCGCAGTGCAAGCCCTGCGCCAGCAGCAGATGCGGGGCAAGGAAGGAAAAGCGTACCGCTGTTCTGGCCCGTGATCGAAGCGATGATGAGAACGTCACCGGAAGGCGTAATAATTTCGTCACCGGCCTGAACAGAGGCAACCTGCAAGGCACTGCCAGAAGTGGTAAAGTTCACGCTGCCGGAAGTGAGCGTCAGACTTCCCGAAGTATAATCAGGGCGCACTGCCATTATTCGTTCTCCTCTTCGGTATCATCGTCCAGAAGCATTGGACGCAGACGGAGGTTCTCTTCCGAAAGCTCGAACACTTTCTGATTAGCAGCAGACAGGTCGGTAAAAATCACTTCACGTTCAGCGCGCAGGCCATCGAGTTCGCGAGCGGTCATTTCCTTGGCGTTTTCAGCCTCAACCGTTGCGGCGTTGGCTGCTTCCAGTTGGCCGCGCAACATGGCGACTTCATTCGCGAGAAGTAGGCAGCGGTTTTTGTACCAATCATTGAGAGCCGCATATTCGCCAGCCGCCGCCATCGGATCGATTTGCACGTGCGTAAGCTTCGCGTCATGGCGCGCCGGTTCATTCACCGTCGTTTCGGTCATGTTAGGTTTCCCTTGGATTAAATGAAACTGTTATCGATCAGTACGGCGAAGCGGATTGTTCGGGCTGGAGCGCCAGCTTGGACATCATTGCGGATGTATACCGTGGTAAACGGAGGGAATGTTTCAGCGCAGAACGTATCTCTGTCAGGTGGATCGCCAGCCGTGCTGCTGAGGATGACATATGGCAATCGGCCCGTTGGGTTGCTGAACGTGTAGGTCTGGCGAGAACCACCGGCTATTGTGACAGTATCCTGTACGGCAACCGTCATCGTTGACATGCCGGGGTACATGCCGAGATTGTCAGGCGACGCAGTTAATGCATCGTATCCAGCCCTTGCGACACGGACACCGTCAGTTGCGAATACTGCTCGCCTGCTCATGCTGCTGTATACCTATCTGCTCGGTTTTTGAATATGATGCAACGAAAGCGATAATTGCCGCCGTAGCTACTCGGCGTGTTGGTTCCCGCCCAGACCTTGCCGTCTTGGACGCCCCATTCCCAGAAATTGTTCATCTCGCCCGTCGCGGGGTTTCGATCGTTCGGGTAAAAAACACGATCCAGCAGACTTATGCTTGGAAACGCGAGAGGGCAGTAACCAAGTGTCGGGAACGTATAAGCGCCCCAGTGGTAATCATTCGTCCGGTTCAGCGTCACATCAATGACCGCGTGAACCTTCAGATAGTCGCCATCCGATGAGAACACAGAAGGGCTAGCCCGGTCCGAAGCGTCGTATCCGGGTGTTGATATCCGAAACAAGAAGTCGTTACCCAGCGGGCCGATGTGAATTCTTCTGCTCATGACTGGTACACTATCAATGTGCCGAACTCTCCGCCGGAAAAGCCAAGCGTATCGACAATTTCGAACCGGTTGCTGTACATCCGAACGTGATTGTTCGGGGTTAGGGCATTGCCGCCTCCTGGTGTGGCCTGCCACATCGTGCTGAACCAAGGCGCATTCGGATCGAGCGGAAACGGCCATGTCACGCCTTGGTTTGGCGGGTACGCAGCGCCGCTCGTTCTGTATCCGCCCCACATCCATGAGTATCTTGGCACATGGTTCAAGGCGTATGGGAACGTGACGGTTTTCGAGGCCGGGTTACCCGCCGGGATGGTCACGCGGAAAATCCACCGGATACCGGCACCTTGAAACCAGTTGCTGTCAAAGGACTTATAGATATCTGCCAGACCTGTGCCTGCATTGTACCCCGGCTTTGATGTAATCAGCCGGGGTGGATTTCCTGAAAGGAATAGACGCGTTGCCATCTGACCTCACGTATTATCGCTGAAGATCAGCGTCTTTGCTGCAAGGTTGAACACGACCTTGTTATCCGGCGACCGCAGGATGCCAGCCGTCACATCGCCGATGTTTGCGACTTGAAGCGCCAATGCACCGCTGATGAAGGTCATCGGAGCCTGACTGTTCGTCCCGTTCGTGACAATGAACTGATCGGCGTTGATGACGACACGGCTATTGCTTGTCGTCGCATCCAGATAGATGCCAGCATTCTTGTAACTGTCAGACGTTCCAACCCGAACCTGCATCGCTATGCGCGAAGTCCAGCCAGACGGAGCGGCAACAGTGCCCATGCGGAATGTTGCACTTGCCGTCACACCATTGACCGTCGATTGCAGATCGGTAATGGCGTTCGTGTTCGCCGTGATCGAATTGCCTTGGCTCGTGACCGTCGCTGTCAGTGCACTAAGCGCAGACGCATCAGCCTTTCCTGCCACAGTCGCCTGAAGCGCTGTGATGGAGTTGGCATTGACGGTGACACGGTCATTCACCGTGGCGATATCCGACGAAAGAAGGCTTACCGCCGAGGCAATGTCGGTGTTGACCTTGACTTCCAGCGTCTCAATACGGCTGACCAAGGCCGACCCCGGACCCGTCGCGACGGTTATCTCTTCCTTGTAGCTGGCCGTGATGTTCTGCGCGGTCAGCGTCAATTCCCGGCGAAGCTGCTGCTTGTCAGTGAAATTGGCCGCTTCCTGAATGGATGCCAGATTGCCGATGCGGTCGAGTTCTTCGAGAACATAACGGCGGGCATCAGATGCCCACTCCATATAGTTCTTGATGTCGTCGTTCAACTGGTCAATGTCGATTGGATAGATGTCGAGCGGGCCAAGCCGGATATCCAGCGTGGTGACGGGTATCCAGTCGGACCATTCGAACGGTCTATTGCCGGAATAGGTGTTGTACCGCGCCCTGATCTGATAACCGGTGTTCGGCAACAGCGTACCGGGAGCGATAAGCATTGAGCCGACATCGACCCGTTCCGTTCTGCCGACGTAGATCACGCCAAGGTCGAAAGCCGTGCGGACTTCGAACATGACCTGATCAACATCAGGCTGGTCGCCATCCCACGACAGCAGAATAGCGCAACGGCGGTTATTGCCGTTGCTGTCCACCGCTACCGCTGCAACTGCCTCGAAATCGACAATGGGCTGTGGCGTCGGGCGGATCGTGCCAATCGGTGCAAAGACCGGCGGCGTGTAATCGGTATCCGGGTCCCAATCGTAATCGGAAGGATCGACTTCCGTCAGGTCCACCACAACATCAAGATTGGCCTTGTCCGTCACGCCATCAACGCGCATGAGCTTGTTGACGTAGCCGTTACGCTCCGATGTCCACGAAATCACATCGCCCGGTTCCAGCGTCCAGTATGACGGAGGAAGCACGAAGGTGTGACGACGGGCGCGGCGAGCCTCGTTCAAGGCGGCTTTCATCAGACGTTGCACCTGACCAGACCGATAGACATAATCCATCGGCACATCGGTCAGCAGGCGTCTGTTGCCGTCCTCGACCTCATATGTGGCGTTATAGAGTGGCGGCGCTGCCTTGGTGTTCCAGCCTTCGTTCGGCTCTGGATAGGTCGCTGTGATCCCGTTGACAGTCTCCGACAGGCCGAAGAACGGCGTGAAGGTCTGCTCTTCGGTATCAAGGATCACTTCATCATTGATTGTCCCGACCGGTGGGTCAGGCTCGCCCACACGAATTTTGTAAGTGCCAGCCGTCTCGATCAGGCGCGCATTACCGCCGGTCAGTAGCTTGTCAACGATGTCGCCAATCGCGCTATCGACCGTTATTTCACCGCCGGTTACAAACTGCGGCTCCAGACCGTCAGGGCCTTGCACTGGCAAGCGGCACTTGTTGATCTGGGTAATCCAGTCAGCAGCAGGCAAACGCGGACTGGTGACCGTCTGAAGGCCGTACAGCCATGTTCCTTGCTCAATGATCCCGCGAAGGACATTATAGACCTGAACGGCCAACAGATCGTCGCCATCGCCGCCCCATGTTGACGGGGTGCTCCAGCGCTGCGGACCGGAACCGCCTGCCGTGCTGTCTTTCGAGATGTCATAGAGCTTGCGGCCCTGTATCTCGAATTTGAACTGCGGGAAGCCGGTGAACAGTTCCTCATCGATCTGGGCCGTGACGATGGCATAGGCCACGCCTTTGCCGATGCGCTTGTTGCTGTATGAGCGCTGAGCGCTCGAAACCGTATTGACAAGGAACGGATCGGCCACGGTCTGGGTGCCGTCGTACCACTTGATCCACAGGTGGTTGTCGTCTCCGTCGGTCTCGTATTCTTTGACCGGGAAACCCCAATCGCCATATGACGTATCGCTCGTGTCGATGGTGACGGGTTCGCCGTTCACCCACAATCCGGTCAGTTCACGAATGGGATGGTCGGCAAGCGCGATTACCTGAGTGAAATAGGCGTTCGGCGTCTTGCCAGACTTACCCCACGTGTTCGCATAGACCAGTGAGCCAGCCGTGCAGGTTCGCCCAAATACGACAGAACGCGAGACATCACCGCCCGCCTGTAGCTTGCCATTTACGCCGCCTGCTTCCGGTGTCTTCTCGCCAGACAAAGCACGGGCAGCCAGTGAAAGGCCGACGCCCACAGCAATACGCAGCAGCGCGCTGCCGAGTGCACCAGACAAAAAGGTAGACGAAAGCAGGCCACCGGCTAGACCGGCGACCGCAGTAAAAGCGGGCATTCGCTTACCCCTTTAAATGTTCTTGAAAAACACCAAGTCGGCCAATGCGTAGCCGCTGCGCCTGTACAGGCGGGTCATTAGCTCAGGCTTGACGACATTCTGGGCGGTCAACTGGACGCGCTTGCATCCCTTTTCTTTTGCCCATTGTTCGAACGTCTGTCGCAGTTCGTTCCATGCATTGCCGCGAGCGTCTGTCGCGACATACAAAAGCTGCTCATCTGCTACCTTGATTGGGAATAAATCGCTCTGCCCGTAGCAGGCCATCAGGAAGCCTTTGACGCATCCATTGTCATAGACGATGCAAAGGCGCTCGGCGTCCTGAATATAGGTGGATACGGCCATACTGAACCATGGCGCGCTCGCCTCGATCTCGAAATCAGCAGAATTATAAAACTGCCGTCCCAGGCTAACGATAGCCGGGATATCAGCCGTCACAGCCAGCCGGATCATTGATTGGCCGCCCTGACATTGGCACCAATACGCTGTGCTGCCGCTGTCGATACCTTGCCTGATTTTTGGCCCCAAAAAAATTCCCACTCACCAACAGTCGATGCATCTACGAAGAAATCGTCGTCTGGGTCGCGCTTCTTTTGGTCTTCATGTGAACGGGTGCTCGGATTGTACCGCGTAAACTCGTGGCTGTGGCTGGCACAGGTGAGCGTTACACTGCCCTCCTCGCCTTCCTTCGGTGTCTTGATTTCGATCTCATCAACAAAGCCGATGAAGCGGTTGACCGCAGGCGCAACCAGTTGCCGGGTGAGTGGCGAGAACAAGCCACGGTAAACCTCAACCTGTCCTTGCTTCAGATCATACCCGCGAACAATGTTTTCCACCGCAGCGTCGATCTGGTTCATCACAACCGAAATCGTCTGAACCGTTAGATTAGCGACACCTGGAATGTCGCTGATCGAAATCAGTGTGCCGGAGCCTTCGAAGTTTCGCGGCTCGGCAAGCCCTGTATTCGGGTTGAGCATCATAGCTTGCACATCGCCAACATCCGACCAGAAGCCGTATGAAAACGATGCGCCGGTGGAACGATCACGCGCTACAAGCCAGAGAAAGTCCCTCGCTACCAGCTGGCGAGCTTGCAGAGCCGCGTAGTTTTCAGCTGAAAGATTTCTCATCGGCTCTCAAATCCTTGGAACGTGATAACTCCCCGGCCTGTTGAAAGGTCGGCTGTGGTGTTGATCGAGCCCGGCACAATCGTCATCAGGCAGGACGGCTTAACGAGCGTCACAGCGTCACCAACTGCTGTAGTTGGCCATAGGTGCGGTCTGACTTCCATCTCCGAACCGGACACGTTGACGATCTGGTGGAGGTCGTTCGTTCTGATCTGGAGATAGTCACCCACGCTGGCGATATATCCACCCGGCAGGCCAGAAAGCCCGATTGTGTTACGGTTCGCTCCGATGCTTCCGACAGTGACCGCCGACACATCGCCCATGCCCGTACCGTTAGGATAGGCGATGGGATAACACCGGCTGGTTGGCCTGCCCCGGAACTGCTTCAGCCCGCCTTCCAGAGCCTTCAACCTTGCCCGCCATGCGTCCAATTCATTCGGGCGCATTGATCGGGATTGATATGAAGCCGTCCAGAGTGGTGAACCGAAGTCCTTCACGAACGTCTGGCCAATGGCCGTTCTGCTCGTTTCCTGCCGGTAAGCAAGATCAAATTCGACGCTCCAACCCGGAAAATCGGCAAGGATGTCGTAGGGATACGTGATCGCCACTTAGCCTCTCCAATTCCGGGTTGATTTGGCTTTGCGCATGGTTGCAAGCACAGTGGCTGGCAGTTCAGCCTTTTGCCGTTGAAGCTCTGCGGTAAGTTGGGCAAGCCCCGCTTGATCTGCCCCACGTGCGTCAATCTGAGGCGCATAGGTGAAGCTTCCGCCGCCGCTCTTTGCTGCGCCGCGAAGGTTAGGCAAAGTCGGGGCGTTCAGCTTATGGTTCGGGATGACCTGCTCGCCGCCGCTAAAGCGCACTAATTCAGGACCATTCTCGCCCACGACAGCCAAGCCACGCGGTGCGGAGTTCGTGCCTTTCGCAAAGCCTGGGATCAGCCCACTGAGGAAGCCGCCACCGCCGCCCGATCCCTTGAAAAGCCCCGTGAACAAGTCATCGAAGGCCATATCCAGCAGCTTATTCGCGATCTTCTGGAGAGCGCCGGCAAAGGCTTCTGCCGCTGACTTCCCTTGAATGAGATCATCAACGATCCCGCGAAGGGCATCCTTCTGCGCGTCCTGCCACTCTTCCGACCGCTGCCTTATCTTGTCCTGTGCCTCAGCAAGCTTATTGGCTTCAGCAGTGGCATAGGCCCACTGGTCGGCGGTCTGCTTGATCTGCGCTTTCAGTTCCGGTGTGATTGCAACACCAGCCTTTTGAGCGGCGTTGAGCAGTTCCTGTTCGGTGCGAGCTTTTTCAGCGGCATAACCGTAGTCATTGATAAGCGGATTTAATTGCCGCATCGCTTCGGTTTCAGCCACAAGCGCCGATGTTCGGTCAGAAACGCGCTGCAAGCTGTCATCAAACCGCTCCGCAGGAGTTTTCTTCTTGCGGCCTTTCTTCTTGTCTTCCGGCGTGTAGCCCGTGCCATTACCGAAACCGGTAGGCGATGAAGCAAGAATGGCTTCAGCCTTTTTCTTTTGCTGTTCAAGTGAAAGGACGGCTTCACCGAGCGCATCTGCATTGGCTAGGGCAGAGTTTGCCGCATACTCCAATGGCTCGAACTTGAGACCCGTAAGCTTTAGAAAGCCCTGCGCCCGTGCATTGGTTGCGGTGGCTTCAGCGTCAGCTTGTGCATACGCTGATTTCGCGGCCTCTAACTGCAAGCCAATCTGTTTCACAAGCTCCGTCTGGTATTGGCGCGAAGCAGATGTAGCACCTTCAAGTGCTGTTTTATTTGCATCGATTGCCGACCCGAAAGACGACGCTGCCCGATCCCCCGACGACATGCTATTATAGAGAAGGTAAACAGCACCGGCTGCGGCTCCCGCCAAAAGGCCAATCGGGCCAAGCGAGGCGGAAAATGCCATCGCAACACCGGTCCCGGTGCGCAATGCGGTTAAGAATGCACCAAGGGCAACCACAGCGTTGCCAAGACCGACGACCACACCCGCAATTGCCCTGCCGGTGAACGCCGTAATAAGCACGGTTGCGAATGCGGCAACTACGTCAGCCACTTCCTTAAAATTGTCGGCAACGAATTGGAGAGCCTTGACGAGTTGCGCACTTGCTCCAGCCGATTTGTCAGCATTCCCGATGTAGGCAGTGAACTCATTGTTCAGTTGCGTAAAGGCGTCGGCAATCGTCGCGTTCGTTGCTTTGAACTGCGCTTCAATTGGCTTCTGAGCGTTCAGGATAGCCTTGAACACTCGCTCTGAGGTCAGTTTCCCCTCTTCGCCAAGCTTCTTAAGCCCAGCGATAGAAACCTTGAACTCGTCAGCGATTGCCTTCGCGATTACGGGCGCGTTTTCACGCAGGGACCTGAGTTCGTCGCCCTGCAAAACGCCAGAACCAAGCGCCTGACCAAGCTGAATGAGGGACGCCTGCTGCTCTTGAGCAGAAGCGCCACCGGCTTTCATGGCTTTCGCGACAAGATTGGTGGCGAGTGCAATTTCTTCTTCGGATTTGGCTACGCCGGACGCTGAGCGGATCAAGCGGGCATATAGCTCTGTGTACGTTTCTAAGCTAGTCCGAGCCTCGTTGGCACCTTCCTTCAACTCATTCAGCGAACGTGCTCCGACGCCTGCCGCTGTAGCAGATGCGCGAATAAGGTTCCCGGCCTGTGTCCAAGCGTCCGCGTACTGAATTAGTTCCCGTGTGCCAAGGGCTGCGCCAATTCCGGTCAACGGGGCAGTGAGATTGCTGAAAGCTCCCTTTCCGACATTAGAGAGTGCATCATTGATCCTCTTGACGCTGGCAGATGTCGTCTGCTCGATGCGCCTCATTTGCCTATTCGCCACGCCCGTTGCGCGGTTCATGGCATTCTCATACTTCTTGATGTCAGCCGAAAGCTGCACTACCAGTCGTTCAAGATCAGTTGCCATGGAGGGGCCTTATGAAAAAGATTGTTGCGACCGCTGCCATATTGGCCACGCTCGTTTCACCGGCATTGGCTGGTGTTGATGCTGACTTTCAAAAAGCCGCGTTGAAATGCTGGAACCGTCCAAATGTGGATGGCGAAGTGCAGAAGATCGTTTGGAAGGTGGAAATTGATGGAAGTGGCTTACCGATTGACATCACGGCTTCAACGCCGAAGCCGGAGGGCGGCTTGGGCAAAGTCATCGTTGAGAGCCTGAAACGAGCGATTGCACGTTGCTATCCGTACCGCTTCCCAGCAGGCGTCTACACAATCACAATCGATAAAGACACGTTCGGCGGAAAATCGCTCGACCCTTACAAATGAGGACGCGCCGCCTTACGGCGCGCTCCATTAGATGCCAAGCCAATCAGCCAGATCGTCCTTTTCCTTGGCGCTCAATCCGCCGTCATCTGGTGAGTTTGCTTTGATATACCCATCAACGGCGGACATATATTGCCAGACAGACATTTCATCGATCTGTTGTGGTGTGTAGCCTATTGCGGCTCCAGTTCCGTAAATGGCGGCAAATCGGATTTTCCCGTTGGGGAGACAGTCGATTGGTTCATCTGATTTGCCGCGTCCTGCTCCCCCACGGCTTCCTCCGGTGCCCCGACTAGGCCAGCAGACAGCACAGCTTGCGCGACCATGAGACTTTCGACAGGCGGTCGAGCCTCGACGTACTCACGAACAAGTTTCAAGGCTTCTGAAGGCGTCATGCCGCCACCGATAAGCCCGTACCGGATTGTTTCGCGGATATCGTTCATCTTCCAAGTGCCATTCATGATGCGCTCAAGAATGACGTAAGGACCGGCGTCACAGGCTTCTTGCAGGCTGGAAAGTTGCCCCCAAGCAAGCCGGAAGCGCTGAAGCCCCGGCCCGAAGTCTAGTTCAACTGATGCATTTCGGCTCATTATGGCGTTACCGGCGTAGTTACGCGGACCATCTCACCGTCGGACTGCATCGTCACATTGAGCGTGGCGCGCTGCCCATTCTGCGCACCGGCCTCAAGGCTTTCGATATGCATAAGGCCAGTCCAAGTAATCGTCTTCGCAGGAAATTCCCATTCGACCTTTACCTGAACGCTGTCGATACTTTCGAAAGCTTCAAGCCATGTATCGACGCTTTCAGATGCAAGGACGCCTTCACCACTGACGGTCATGGAGAGGCTGGTTGCATCGCGCCCGGTCCAATCCACCTTATCCGGGTCCGCACAATCTGGGACATTAATTTCTTCCAGCCCTTTGTTCAGGGTGATCGAACGCTGAGTGAACCCGCAAGGTGCGGTGTAGACAATAGGAGTGGCGTCATCCCCGATAAGTACTCGGAATTTACCGCCCTTGATGGTTGTGGCTTGTGCCATGGGGTTTCTCCATTTGACAAAGAAAAACCCGCCACAAAGGGCGGGTGGTTGCAGAACTTAATTTTCGGTATTTTACGGCTGCTCTACGAACGCTTCGAATGTCATAGCGCCGTGTGAGGTTAAGCCGTCTTGATCTCGAAAGACGCGGCTTATGCGATGGTAAAACGTCACCAAAGCGTTGTCTGCCATCGTTATCCCCTCTTCCAGCAACGCCCTACGGACAGCGTCAACGATCCTCCGGCACTCCGGAAATCCGACGGCTCTCGACCAGACATCAAGCTGCATTGTGACTTCAAATCCGTCGATACAGTCAGCATCGTCGCTTATCTCATCGGATGGGCCAAAGCTCACATATGGAAATGTCGGGTTTTCCGGTACGCGGTCGTAAACGCGACCACCGATCAACGCAGTTATCTCAGGTGACGCTTTCAGCAGGGTAACAATCTGCCCTTGAAGCTCGTAGGTTGGTGAAGTCATGCTGCCCTCTTAACGACTTGCAGCAACTTTCTTTGCCGCCTTGTTGGTTGCACGGGTAACGCGGCCTTTTGCTCGACGGCGCAGTGCGCGGTAAGCTGGATAAAAAAACGGCTGGGCATGCATCTTCTGGGTGCCAAATTCCTGCCAGCGAGCGTAGAAAGCCTTACTGTTACCGGCATAGACCGTAATAGTAAGATCGCCAGTCAGTTCAGATGCTCGAACGCTGCCAAGGGCTATCGACCCCTTCGGTACATCGCCATAAGTCCACCCGATACTGTCGCGAAGGTCGCCCTTATCGACAGGCACCAGGCTCTTCGCCAATGTGACGATCTCTTCTGCTGACTGTTCGAGAGCCTTACGTATTTCCTGCTTCACCGACTTCGGCATGGCGTTCAGCTTCTTTTGAAGCTTTTCCAGACCGATTATTCGCGCTCCCGTTGCCATTGTCTTTCCTCGGTGTCTTGGTTTTCGTGGCTGCTCCTCTTACAATAGCAGCTTGAGCGCATGGCGTTGTTACGTTCCCTTTGAACCCAGCCCGATAAGCAATGGTGATCTGCGGCTTCGGCTTCCAGTCGAAATCGTTGGTAAACTCTACCCAAGGCATGACATCACCCCGTAGCCACGCCACTTTCGCACGTGAGCGCGATGAATTGGCGGTTAACTTCGTGCTCTATATCTCTGATATTGAACGATTTTCCGGTTCGAACATCGCGAAGCATCCAGTCCGTGGATATAAGGCGCGTGTTGGACGAGTTGCGGACCCGGATAACCTGGGTGTGCTTCCCTTGAAGGCGGCCAGCAAGGACGCTTTCACCGCCTCTGAGGTGGATGAACTCGGCGCGGGTCTGGAACTGCTCGACAAACTTTCCTTCGGTATTCCCTTGGCCATCGTCAACTTGTTCGCGCTTATCCAGCGCCACCTGATAATGAAGCTGGCCCGATCCTGCTTTTGCCATGGTCACACCTTTGGACGCCGGAACGGCCAGATAAGCGCCTCATAGGCTGGGTTGCTGTCGATACGTGGTCCTTCTGGATCGCCACGGTACGAGTACATCAAGCCAACATGCATAAGGATGGCCGCCTTGAGAGAGGCGGGAACTTCCTCCGCCGGAACGCCAGCCGTATATTCGATAGTGACCGCATCAGGACGAGATACCGTAGCGGGCCACGAGTTGCCGTAAGTGAGCGTGACACTCGTCCCGCACGTGTAATCCAGCGTCTTGTAGGAGGCCGCTGGAACGGTTTTCTCCACATTGTCGGTGTCGAAGTACTTCACTGATACAACGCTCGCCACGGGGCCATTACGGAGCCGCAGGAAGCTATCGAACGAGCAAAAGGACTGCTTCCATGTCTGGGTGACAAGCGACATGTTCAGCGTTCGCTCCAGATGGTCGGTAGCAGCCTGAACAAAGCGCGTGATCTGATCATCGTCATCGGTGAACCCGGAAACGATCAGATGCTGGCGCGCTTCATCCAGTGACACCGGCGTCTCTGCTGGCGCTTGTGTGCGGACTGGAAGCAGCATCGATTATTCGCCCTTGTTCTTGTCAGATGCGCCTTCGGCCTTGTTCTTGTGCTTCGGCTCGGCTTTCTCTTGAAGGACGCCGTTTTTCACGAGGTGCCCGACATCATTTGGCGATGCAGTGCGCACTTCACCGGGCCGGTAAAACTTGTCGCCCTGATGCTGTCGTTTGACATCGTATTCCATTGCTCTCTCCTTCGGTTCAAGAAACGGGCGGCGATAACCGCCCGTCGATTTGAGCCGACCGGATTACGGGGTCTCAGGCGCGTTCACATCGCCGTAGATGAACGCTTCTGGACGGTAGACGGCCAGAGCAAGACGTTCTTCTGCGAGGATGGTAACGAGGTTCTTGATGAAGTCGTCTTCGTTCTCGGTTGCGACTTCGACGCGAGCCTGCCAGCGGTCGAAAATCTGCGCACCCAGCTTGAATGCACCTGTGAGGAACTTGCCTGCGGCCATGGCCTGGGTCGTGACAACCGGCAGACCCCAGAGGGTTGGAGCAATCGTACCCTGCGGGTTTCCGATGATGTAACGGCCCTGGGTGTCCTTCAGGAGTTCGATAGACGTCCAGTCAATCGGGCTGAGAACATGGCCCGTCGCCGGGTATTCAGCCAGAGCAGCCTGAAGCATCGCCACACGGAGGCGGTCAATGCCGGTCACGGTAGTGGGCATGGTCGTGCCAGCCGGTACTGCAAAAGCCGTTGCCTGCGGGATGATGCCGAGCAGGTTCTGACCGGTGCCATCGCCGTTGAGAAGCTGGTTCTCTTCGACATAGGCCAGACCATACAGCAGGCGCTGATCAATGATCGAGCGAAGCTGAGAAATGTCGGACAGCACCTGACGGGATGCCTTCATCCAGTGCGCGATGACCTTGGCAGAGGTCGTCACAAGTTCGAACTGAATGTCAGAACCAGGCTTTGCAGCACCTTCAGCCACCGGAGCGGCATTGTTG